CTCAAAAAACAAAATCTGATAATATTATGTTGCATAGCAAAAACTTCGACTAATTTTAAACACGAAACACGCAATGAGTTCTTAGTTGGATCAAGAGGATTAGGCACGTTAATGCTAGCAGTGCCTAAATTTGGTAGGTTATCAATGGTAATGGTTTGCTGGGCTGTGGCAATATTTTCATTATTGCCTATGAATAATTGACCTGAAGGCAAGGTAGTACTTAAATAATCTTCTCCAGGGACAGCAATTTGTATAACGCCGTCATTGTTCTTCATTAAACCATTATTTAGCTGATTTAAGGCTTGAGCATTTGGAAGGTCAGAAGTTGGTTGTTGCAAGATATATGTAGCATCCTTTGGTGCTGATCCTCCGCCGGCATCTATAAACGATAGAATACCATTACCGTTTGTTGCTATTACCTGCCCGTCAGTTCCATCCTGCAGCGGTAATCTCCAGATGGTGTTTTGAGTTAAATTACCCGCAGTAAAACCAACATAATAATCATTAGAGGGATTACTCCATTTTAGCCTATTAGTAATAATATCTTCAGTATTAGTGATGCTCGCAGAGTTAATACCGGTTGCATATATTGTATAAAGCTCAGCAGTACCGCCGGTAATAACAGAAGACAAAATACTTTCAAAACTAGCCTCTTTTGCATATAAATAGTTAATTGGGGTTAGTCCTTCTCCTCTATTAGCTAAAGCTATAAAAGCTGCTTTTTCTCTATCAAAACCCGGATTAAAATTATTAGCCATTACTTTAGAACTTAATTTGGTGCAACGATTCTAAACGCTCTCGTGCGTCTATATTGCTAACACTCTGACCGGCAAAATCAGGTAAAACAGGGGGGATATCATCACTTGTAAAGTTGATATCTTCTAAAATAACAGGCGAACTATTACCAATTGCCTCAGTGCCTTGAGGTGTCTCTATCCCAAATGGACGAGGATTTTGTACGGCTTTCGGATCACCTTTTATTTGCGGCGGTCTATTCTGCTCGTTTGGCTCATCAACAAAAGGCCGCCCGACTATTGCTCCTGTCCAGACTAACTGATTACCGCGCCATTCATATTGTTTAACTAGATCAGACCTGCTAAAGGGAAACCCTGAATAATCACAAGTTCCAATAGGTTCAATGACGTCCTTTCTAACGTAATCTCCCATTTGCGTATTTACAGGGATCACTTTTAAGCTAGTTGCCATATACCTCCAGTTTAAGTGGTACTTCCGTTGTATTATTAATCACTGCCGGATTTAGAGTTTCCTGATATCTCATTTTTAAGCCTTCTTCTTTTTCAGGAGCATATTGTGCTGCTAGCATGCTAGCGAGTCCATATATTAGAGGAGTATAAAAATATGATGGGATATCTACGCTTTGTGTGTAATTCTCTAGCGTTTCTATACTACTTTGACCGCTATACATTATTAAATTATACATTGGAGCAGCAGTCTGCCATATATACAGGGATGGAGTCCGCTGGTAATCAACGTAGTAAATAGTAGGTCTACCGATTTGTGATTTATTGGGATAGGTTAAATATTCATATCTGGATACCTCGCTCATGGTAGTATCCTGGCTTATACTATTAAAATAAAGTTCTTCAATATCGAGTGTGTATCCTCCTGTTTCTTTAATTCTATATGCCCTTGCATAAATTGGATCAGGTACATAAAACCATGAAATTACATGTGCTTGATATGGATATAATGGAGGAGGAGTAAAAACAGGAAACCAATTTATTGTATCCTGTGATGCTTCTAAAACTAAGCTATATGGACGATTAGAAACATAACTTTGAATGCCGATAATGCTGATTTGTTTTGTAACTCCCAGTCCATAATCATAAGAAATACTACCATTCTGCTGGGTTTGTGTGCATCTTGTCAGCGGATTACCGTCAAAAGCATAAGCAGCAATTCCTCCATAACCATCGTTACTAGGAGTACCGCCAAAATTCTGTCTTACGTTGCCTCGCAAGAACACCTGAAATATTTTAGTAATGTTGCTTGGCAGAGGGTAGGATGATTGTCCAGGGGTTAAAAAAACAGGATTTAGCTTTAATGTCCATAAGTTGACGTTAGAGTTAGCCCAATCACTTAAAATAAAATTAATAATATTAAGTGCTGAATTATATTGTTCGGCAGTGACCATGCTAAGAGGCATACCGATTAACTCATAAGCCTTTCTGATAATCAGCTCTCCTTTTATGCTATTAAAACTATAACTTCCACTAGTTGCCGGCATTTTATCTTCCTTTTTAATTACAATTGCAGGAATTGAGCTTTTAGAATCGAGTTATTAGCATTTGTGCCAATTTTAATGAGTAAATTGGAAGCTAAAGAATTATACTGTATTAATGCAGATGCCGTAGCAGCGGCGGCTGGAGCTGTAAAATTACCATTAGCTGGGGACGTTAAGTCATCATATTTCCCTAGCCCTAAATTATTCTTTAGCGATAAAAATACCTGATAAGTAGCAGGATTAGCCGTTGCTGCTACGATATTTAAGGCATAGCTTATAGAAGAAGTATTGGTCTTAGCGGTATTTAATAGAATCATTGGAAAATACCCAACAGAAGCAACGCCGACTTGAATGGTAGAGCCTGTAGTACCGGTTGGAATTATCTGCACCACACTATCAAAGCAGTTAACACTTGTAACTGTTGTGCTATTCGGTCCAGTTAAGGTTTCACTAATAAAAACCCCATTCTGATAACCGGTAATAAGAAAATTAATTGCAGAAAGATTGGCCGCTGAATTAAGAGTAATTCTTGGTACAATCCCAAAATCAATAAAATTAATTGTTCCTGTGATTTTGTTAACATAAGAACCATTTAACAGCAGCGGAATATTTGCAGTTAGTGTTTGGAAAAGCGATATGCCATTGACAACTGGAGTAGGCCAGTTATATTCGTAGAATTGGGACATAATTTTCTCCTAATTTTAAGTTCTTTTACAAAACATGGAAGCACTTGGCTCATTAAAGCTTAAGTGCTTCTTTTTTTATAAGGTTTAAGCTGTAGAACCTTGTGCTCCAATTACCCCAAGAGGAGTAAACATACCAAAAGAATAACGACCAGATGCAAGCACTGACATGGTTTCAGTTACGGGATCGGTTGTAACGTTTACTTTAAGCGGACGTCTTACGAAATGCTTACGACTTCCCTTAACATTAGTTAATCCAAACCAGTTGCTAGGACTTGTTAAGAAATGGCTTACTTCATAACCTTGCGGAATAGCTTTCATGTTATAAAGTGCGTTTATATCGTTATTAGCCGTTCCTGTTCTAAATACAGATTCAAGTAACCTGCAACCTGAGAACATTAAATCTTGTGGAAGTAGCAATCTCTCAATTTGAGCATTAATTAGTAGTCCTGCTTGATCTTTCATTTTACCGGCTAGTATTACTGCCTGCTCAACTCCTGCCTCGCTAAAGTCGACATTAATATTAACGCCGTTATATGCCCCAACTCTGTTAGAATAAACACCCCCGTCGTAAGGCTGAGAACCGGAGCAGAGAGGTTGTCCGTTAGCTAGAGTTGCTGCTGCGTTAAATGCCTGGTTAAAAGGATTCATAGCTACTACTTCTCTGGTTTGTTCATAGGAAGTAGTAAGCGATTTAGTACCATTAAAGAACTGATCGGCATAAAGATCATCTTCCATGGCAATATTAGTAATCTGAAAACCGAGGGCAAATTCCCGATGGACAAATTCATAAATAAACCGCTCAGCCATGCTATCCATTTTAATAGGAGCACCTTGGGTTTTCTCAAGAGCGTAACCTGTTCCTCTAATATCAACCATCCTTTCAGTATGTTTGACAGAATTAGCCTGTTCATAGATTTTGGTATATTCCCCCTTAAACCGATCATACTGAGATTTTACCTCATAAAGACCCGGCCAAAGCAGACTTGGAATATCACCGGTTGTTATAATAGACATAATTAATTACCTTTATTTTTAGTTTTCTTTACTGATCCTGCCTTAACAGGTGTTTTTTTCTTCTCTTTCGGTAGGTATAATCCTTCCTTTAAAAGAGACGGCATATTGCCGCTTGTTATTATGGACATAACCTTATACTCCTATGCTCCAGCTGTTGGACCTGCTACGCCGCTTGATCCGTACATATGCTTGTTAAACTTAACTAGTAGGTTGGTAAATGGCATATTTACTCCCGGTACTAATCCTGTAGGATTTGCGTTACCGGTAATTACTGGATCAATTCCAACAATTTTTACGTCTAGAGTATTGGTATTTGCAATTGTTGAACCATCAAGATAGTAAACAGAACCATATATATTACTACCGGTGCGTGGATTTTGACCACCAGCGATAGCAATATTTGAAGTAAAAGTTATCCCCGCTACTGATAAACTACTATTTAAACTAACCTGGGTATTTAAAAACACTATCGAAGCATCAGCATTTGCTATAGAGCTTGATATCTGCACCCTGAATACTGCCATTGGATCATCATTGACATATGCAATAATAGGCGTGCCGGCTTTTACCGCTCTACCACCCGGCCAGTAATCAGATTCAACAAGTATACCGGTATTTGCATCAGTATAAGCGCAGCTTATGAACACCCCAAGGAAAGCATCAGCGTCTGCTGTTGCAACAGCTTGTACCTGTGTTCCGTTTGTTGGAGCTGATAATTTTTGTGGTGCTATTGTCCCAGTCATTGCGACTAGACCAGGGTTACTGACAAATTTAACGGGATCACCCTGAAAAATACTGTTTGGCTGCGTGGTTAAGCCGTCAGCGGATGCGTAAATAAAGTATTGACCTAGTTTTTGTGTTCCGCCGTTTCCTATTTGAGACTGAACTACTTCCAAACCATAAGGTCTATTAATGCCGTTAGACATAATTTCCTCATATATTGTTAATTATTAAAAAACGTAAATATTTTAAATTTAAAAAAAGATAAGCTAATTCAAGCTCAGGAGACCTTTTAACGTCTAGTTATGACGATAAACTTTGTTATAGATAAGTTTTAAAACTAGCCTTTTTGTGTCTTGCGATGACAGAGGTAGCTTTTTTAGAGATTTAGCTACAAACTACGACCTTTTTAAGTCTAGTCATGACTTTTTTTTACCTAATTATATTATAGCAAAAAGGCTACCACTTTTGCAAATCGTACTACTATTTAAGCTTTTTTAAGTTTTTTATGAGAATCTGCGTACTTATCTAATAAGTTTTTGATCATTCTTTGATATGGTACATGATGGTTTAATGCTTGAGATTTAAAAAAATCTACACTCTCTTTACTTAAAACAAGAGTTACTTTAACAGATTCTTTTTTTAGTACCAATTCTTTTGGGGATGGTAGGAAATCGTTAATTATTTCTACTTTACCGATTTCACCTTTTGTATACTTGATTTTCTTTGTCATAAATTTTCCTTCCTTTTCTCCAGTAACCAGCTCCAAGTATTCTTATACAGTGACCTCTTATGGTAAAACGTACTGTTAGAATATGTTGTTCTACCTGACCTAAACAAAAAAATCTATCTTCGTTGTTACTATGCTCAACATCTTTCAGTATGATTCTGTTTAAGTCATGAAAGACTTCTTGAGCCTTATAAAAGCTGACTTGGTGCTTTTCAATATTTATTCTATTTTTTTCTTCGTCCCATTCAAAAGTAAGTTTTACTTTATGCATCCATTATATCATATAATATTATTTACAGCCATATATTTATATGGCTTATTATGTTTATCACAGATTTCAGTACGATTCAAATAAACTTATAGATTAATAAATTACGATATGATTTCTAAAATTTGTCTATATCTTCAAGCCCTTGAGCAAGTATTGCTTCAAGCTCTTCTTTTTCTATCCTATCCATTATTTGCTGCCATTTTATTAAATCAATACCAAATATTCCATTTTGCTCGGTTCGCAATTGTTTTTTTATAATTGGATGTCCAAGTGCTAGTCTAACTAATCTAATTAATAAAAATTTATCTTTCTTGAGCAATAAATTTTCTAGTTTACTTTTTACCTCTTCTTCCGAAGCAACACCTAGAATAAGATTCTCAATAAAGCCCTTCGTAAACTTTAATATTATTTTGTATTTCCTTTCAATGTCTAAAGAAACTTTAACTTCTGCATAACCGTTCAACTGCAAAGATATTTCCTCTATTTTATATGCGTACATAATATAATCTTTCTATCAAATCTTAAATAACCCCCTTTAATTACCAAATACCACTACGGATACGCCATCAAGTACGGGAAGCAAATTACCGAGTGTGTCGGTTGTAAAAATAATAAATTCAGTAGCAGATCTAGACCTAAAGAACACCTGAAACGGCGCTATGACTTCCGTTCCTCTGCTAAGTGCCGGTAATACTAAATAATTACCATCAGGAAAAGGAGTAGCAAACTTCACAACATAAGACCCGTTTGCTCCGCTAACCGATGCTATATTAAAACTACTCTCTATCTGAATATTACTGGCGGGCGCATTATTATCATAAAAGAAACAATAAGCTTTAGCAGTAGCAGGATTTATAATCTTCCCCGGTATTGTCATATTACCGATATTATCAATTTGAGTACTATTTAAATTGATTACTCCATCATCTACAGTAGCGAACTCATTGCGTGTTTTAAATTTCTAATAAATGTGCGCTACAACCTTGCAAGTTAGAGAGGTAGAGGTATAATGATCAGATCTAAATTAATGAATGGATCAAACAAAAAGTATGAAAGGA